TTAAATCTTGCTGAAAATTTCGTCAAGTTCCGATTCGGAAATTCCGAGCTTGTCGGTGATCGCCTGAAAATCGGAGTTTTCCCGGTCCAGCTCGATAATCGCATTCCAATAAAATTGCAGATCAGAATTTTCGGTGTATGCTTCGCGCAGCCGCGCCAGAAGTTCCGGGAAATGAGTTTGCAGACACGTGACCAGCTCATACTTGGTACACGTGGTCCGCGCGGGTGGCGGCGGGGCCGGATGCGCTTTCCGCCATTCTTCCGCGTCAGCTTCGGTCAGCGTGAAGCCGTAACGGTTCATCAGCGCCGGAGACTGGTTGAAGTTGATGATCCACTTACCATCTGGCGTACGGAAGTTGACCGGTGCGGGAATCAGCGTGTCGTTTTCGATTTTGTATTGCATGATTTTCTCCTTTGATTAAGCTCCCGTCAATCCACCGCCCCACGACGACGGTATTTGGTTATAGTTCGGCATGGAAGTGCACCTACGAAAGACCGCCCGGTGATCACCTATCCAATTCGGGTTCTCCCACCAGTACCGCGCGGTTGGCGTGAAGACTAATCGAGAGCAATCAGCAAACACCCGCCATCCAGCGGTGCAGTTCCTTGTCAGCTCCTCTTCATCTATATCTATAGATGCAAGACCTCCGCAGTTATAGAACAGGTCGCCAAGATAATTGGGCGAATAACCTCGTATCTTTATAGCTTCGATGTTCCATTGATAGAACATCGAAGCATTACCCGGAGGAGCGGAAAAAACCGTGTCCACCCCAAAATTTAGTTGATATACGGAACCGATATCACTCCATTCCAGTTTTGGTAAAGATTCGACTGCAAAAGAATCATGCGCAGGCAGTTGCATATAGAACTCGCCATTCCGGAGAACTGTAATCGGCTGGGATGACCGATATCCAAGTCCTACCGTATTGATAGTAGCATTCCCGACGGTAAAACTGATGAAATGATCGTTGCCGACTGCAGTCGCGGAAATCCCCATCGGATTCATGCGGTAAGGGATCATTCTGTCACCGCCTTGCTGTATGCGAGGTTGCCGAGCAGGTTTTCTCCGTCCCAGCGGAAAGTGAGCTGATAGACGATTCCGGTTGATGTCATGTCTGGCGGCGGATTTTCGGGAGCGAAAACGCCGTCTTTCTCCCACCAGCATTCGATCCCGGACGCGGTAGCGAAATGCCATGCCCCGCTTGCCGCCCTCGTGATCCAGAACTCGAATGTGCAGGGATTCCCGGCGGTGAAGGTAAAAGTAAAATCAATATCCCCGCTGGCTGCGATCTGTGAATAATACACCCCGCTTTCGGGTGAGAATGCAGTCGCAGAGATGGGAACCAGTCTTTCCCGTGCCGCCCATCCCTGTCCGTTCGCGGTCTTCGTCAGCACGTCTCCTGGATTCCCTTCGCCCGGCGCAAATTCGCGCTGATCGAGCAGAGAGTTCACCTGTGCGAACGTCGGATATTCTGGCCCGGCTTGCTGCGGTTCTCCCTCATCCACCTGCACCCGGGGGAACAGCCTGACACTGTCGAATGCGATCTGGAAACTTTCGGTCTGTCCGGCCGGAATCAAACTGATTTCAAAATTACATTCTCTCGCCCCGAAACGGACAGCCTTGTAAAATCCCGTACTGCGGCAGACAACGCGAAAAACAATTTCACCACTTTCCGGTTCGGCGATGGCGGCATTGTCTCCGCCCGCATATGCGATCAGCTGTTCGCCGGAACCGTGAATGAAATTGATTTTCATCGCACATTGCGCGGAATAGCCTGTCAGATCGAACGGCGTTTCATCCGCATTCTGCAAACATGCTGTGAACTCAAGCGTCTCCGTATGCGTGAAATTCGGCTTCTCCCCGGTAAACCTCCCGGTTCCGACATTGATGGTATATTTCATCGTCTTGATCTCCTATCCTATTTGAACCAGGCGACCGCGACCGCCGCTGCCGCTATGATCGTCGTTATCACCCATTGCCATGACTGACCGTGCTGCTTTTGATTTTCCAGCATCTGCCGGATTGACTGGACTTCGGCAATCAGTCCCGGCTTCCCGTTCCCGTAAACCGCCTCGAACACCCGCCATAGCGTTTTTTGATTTTCTTCCATCCCGTTTTCGAGTCGGGCCAATCTCTCATTGATATTCATTCCCAGCCCCCTGTCCGTCCGTCCCGCTTGCCACGCCGTAGCGCTCCGCGCGAAGGCGGGTCCGTCTTGTCCGTCCCGTCCGTTTCGTCCGTCTTCCCCCCTGCCTCCCACGCCGCTCTGCCGAAAAGCCGAACGCCCCAATACGCCAGATACGCGCTGATTTTCGGGACTCCGGCTTCGAGGAGAACATTCAGGAACAGCCCGTCCGCCGCTTTCCGGTTCCATCCCGCCGGATGCGTCCGGTAAATCCAGTCATGCAAGAAAGCTGCCCGAATCGCCCGGTTGTCGCCGGGCGGAAAGACGATTCGCCAGAACAGCCGCGGCACGGACGCTCCATCACTTGAAAAACCTGCCGGAACGGTTAGTCCTTTATAGTATAAATCTTCCCGCAGGGTGAAATCATTTCCCTGCGCGTCGGTCTGGTGGATGTCGATCAGCATTTCCGTATTCCTCCATTATTCAGTGACCGGCAGAAATTCACCGGCCAGCTGACCGATTTCCGCCGAAGTCAGCACCCGGCTGTAAATCCGGACCGCCGCAAGTTTCGTTCCCGCCGCGCTCGGCCAGCCGCTGCCGTAGTAAATCTTTGCCGTGCCGGAAAGAGACGTATCTGCGGAAAGCGATTGCGTAGAACGCTGCGTGCCGTCAATGTAGAACACCACATTCGTGCCGTCGTAGGTGATCGCGATATGGTGCCAGCTGGTCGGGTCGAACGTGTTGGTGTCGATTGCTTCGTCGTAGTTGATGTCGATAGCGAGCTTGTTGCCGTAGTAGAGCGAGATGTTGAAGTCTGCACTCGGCTGATTTGTCCCGTAACCGACAAGGTATTGCCATTGCGTCGAAGTGTCGAGCGCGGCCTTGAGCCAGAACGAAACAGTCCGCGAACCGGTCCCGCTCGGCAGCGCGCTGTCCGAATAGGTGATCTCCGAACTTGAACCGTTCGAGGCGCAGGCGATTCCGTCCACCGTCGCATAGGTGATCGTGCCGGAAGTGGTGAGCGTCTGACCGGTCACCGCCTCGGACGCGCTGGCGGAGAGCGGAGCGTAGAAGACTCGCCCGGTCGTCGGCATTCCGCCGGTGTAGAGGTTCGCTTCGACCAGCGCGTCCGCGCTGTAGACCCTTCCGACTGCCGGAACGGTTTTTGTAGAATCGTAACTGAGGCCGCTGGTAGCGGTTGAAGCGAAAGTATAAACACCATTCGACAACGTGGCATGGTAGCCGGTCCATGTATGATTGATATTATTGACCGAGGCGCATTTGTAAAAGTCATAGCCGGCGACGATGCCGGTTGCTTCCGGAAAATTATCTCCGGCGCTGCGCGATGCCGAATAGATGCGTCCGATTTCGGGTGTGATGCGCGGCGATTCTCCCTGTACAATGGTCGAATGGTTGATGGAGAAATGCCAATAACCGTCCGAACCGATCTCTGCCTTTTGGGTGTCGTATGTAGTCATAAAGGTAAAGGTCGGAACATTGCCTGAACTCAACAGCGAACCGAATCCCCATTCGTAGCCGTCACCATACAGGTCTTCGCCGACGTAGTAAGCTCCTGATCCTTCTTGAGGCATGACCTCGGTATCAACGTCGAGGTCCGGGCGAAGCTGAAGAATGTCGCTGCCGCCGTACGGGTCCGCAATCGGAACGATGTAGAAGAATGTTCCGCCGCTCGTAGAGTGGACATAGCAATTTTTCCCCTCGTAGGTAATATTCTCTGTTTCGACATAGTATCCATCCAGCCCGGTTACGCCGGAACCGGATACTTTGATTACGGCAGTTTTTCCAATGCACCGATGGAAGGACACGCTCGAACCTCCGGAGCCGGAATACGACCCGGAAACGCCGAATATGGTCACGCCGGACCTGATGTTCGCGGCGACGAGATTGGCGTCTCCCTTGACGGTCTGCGCGCCGGAGAGGTATTGACCGGCGGCAATGGTCTGATCGGAGGTTGTCGGCGTGTAGGTCGCCGCCGCTTTTGCCGTGATGGTGCCGGTGAGCTTAGAGCCGTTGACGTAGGCGGTCTTGCCATACAGAATATCCCCGGATACAGCGTCCGCATCGGAAGTATCGACTGCGCCGACGGCGGGCAGATCGCCGATCTTTTCCGCGCATCCGTTGATGGTGATCGTTTCGGAAACGGTCAGACCTTTTTCGGTCAGTGCAGCGGCCAGCGCATCACGCGCGTTATCGAGATGAGTGAGGACAGTTGCGAGGCTCATTCAGACACCTCCTCTCCGATGATGGCTTCGGCTTGCGATTCAAAAGTCCCGATCGCGTTGGCCAGTGTAGACAGGTCTGACGCATCAGGCAGCGTCTCGTAAGTGCCGACAACATAGACAGTGCGCGTTCCGACCGTGGTCTCGGTCAGCGTTTTGACGCGGTATTTCTTCGCTGTGGCGGTGCAGTAGAATTCCAGCCCGACATACGGGTTATTGATGCTACTGACATCGGTCAGTGCGGCGACGACCGTGCGGGCATCCAAAGGAGCCTGCGCCGTGGTCGGGATCAGACTTTGTGCGACTGCGATCGGCATTGTATATTCCTCCTGATAATCTCAACTGACGTAAACTGTATGCGTGGCGGCGACAAGGCTGAATTCGCCGTAGAATTTGAGCCCGGTCGCGGTCGTTCCGGTGACGCCGTTGGTCTCGGCGAAATCGACCTGCGTTCCAAAACCATCGTCCTTCTTTGCGGCGAGCGTGGAATCTGCCGGCAGCGCGACGAACAGCCAGCCGTATTGCGGCACGGTGACGGATTGGTCGAGTGAATTCGACTCGACGCGAGTGACAGTGCCCGCAGTGATCGCGGCGTCGATCATCTCTTGCGTGATATCCGAGACCGTATTCAAGCTCGAAGCCGATGACGCCGGGATGTATCCGTAATAGATCGCCTCGTTGGCATTGGTCCAGCCGGGTGTGCTGCTGCCTCCGCCGGTATTGGTCGAGCTGGACGCTTCCGCGGCGACGAACTGCGAGAGGTAAATCCTGCCTTTGGTATATGCTGGGATGTTCGCGCCGAAGTAGATGTAACACTCGGTTCCGATTTTCAGGATTTTCTTCACGCCGAGATCGGAATAGTAAGGCAGGATGAGTTCGCCATCGGCAGTATCGAGCGCGACCTGGCAGACACAGGCGTTCGGATAATTCGCCAGCGAGAAATGATAATACTCGACGACCGCACCGACGGCTGGCGGATCGAACTCAATCGGTTCCAGGATCGTCGCCACGGAATCGGAGGAATAGAAGACGAAGGTCAGGGCGTCGGACCAGTCAGCGGAAGCTGAGGAAAGCTTGGTCCAGATATAGAGCGTGGTGGTTTTCGCCGTGGAATTTACGACAGTGGCTGCGAATTTGAATCCGGCGTCTTCGTCATCATAGAGCGATTTTTCTGCGACCGTGCCGGAAGCATCGAAATCCATACCCTCGCCGCGTTCTCCTTTCTTGCCTTCGGCGCAGACTCCTGTGTCGAGCGGACCGATCTTCCAGTTTTTTGTTTCTGGATCAATATGTGGCGTGAGACCGTCATCGCCATTATCGCCGGGGTCGCCATCATCGCCGGGCGTGCCGGGATCGCCTTTTGGCAGGACAAGATTCAGCGTTTGATTCGGAACACTCCCGGTGATCGAAGCGGAAGCGGACGTGCCTGAGGTGACGGTGCCGATGGAAAGCCCGGCAGCGAGATACTCTGCGATGATTGCCCGGACTTGCGAGGTGGTAAGGTATTCCGGATCGTTTTTTACCGCAACCGGGACTTCTTCTCCGATATAGACCCGGTTGCGGATGGTAAGGTTGAAGTCAAAAGCGAAAACGGCATCGGCGGCAGACCCGGATGCGGCATATCCGCCGATCTCGCAGGTGAGGCTGACTGATTTATTTGCAGCGACAGCATCGAGAATCCCCTGCTGCGCGGTGTTCGGAAGTTCGGCTCGGAGGTGAGTGAAACCGTCTGCGTCCTGATAAAGCGAGATTCCAGAAGTGATAAAAAGCTTCGGGGTGGTATCATGGTTCCAGTCTCCGTCAATGGCAAGGTAAAATCCGGTCGCTGCGGACAATTCCGAGTATGGGTAAGGTGAAAGTAGGGAATTGTCCGAATTGGCGTTGGCGATGCGGAGATCGAGGTCTATCGCGTAGGCAATACCGATTTTGATTTCCGGCGTGGACTTTGCGGAGCCGTAAGCATCGGTGATCGAGGAACTGCCGCCTGAAATCATCAGGATATTTTTCAATGTCTGCATTTATGTGCTCCTTGCGGATGTTACGATGATCTGACCATCCCGGATCGCGAGCTTCGCCACGTCGAGGTATTCGGTCATGCTGAGTTTGATCCACGGCGTGATCTGTCCGGCGATCCGGAACCGGACGGTATGGACGCTGGCGTAGTCATAATGACCTGCCTGCCACTTCGCCCGGAGTCTTAGGACGCCGTTCGGCAATCCAAGAGTCCGCAGCACGGTGTTATGATCCACACTGTTGCCGGTGCTGTCAACAACGAAAGCGAGCAGGATACAGTCGACGTGATAGGACGAACTTGTCCCCTGTATCTGGCAGTAGATTTTCAGGTCGATGCAGCCGGAAGTCGCGGTAAGGATCGAGCCGCCCGGATCGAGCTGAATAAAATCGTCTCCGTTGGTCAAAATTTTCTGCACGGCGGATTCGAGTTTGCCGATGAGCAGATACCACGGGTCTTCAGACGGAGTTTCGCCGCTGTTTCCGGTCCCGCCGCCTGAACCGCTCCCCCAAGAACCGACTAATCCGCTGCCGCTGGTACCGCCCCAGCCGCCGTATCCGTCGCCTGTCTGGGGGATTTCGTTTCGGTAAAATTCTGCCATGTTACGATTTCCGGATAAGCGGACAGGGTTTCGTTTCGAGTATCACTGCGACGGAAACCGGCAGCTGCCGGATGTCGATCAGGTCATCTTTGACGGTGATCTCAGCGAGCGGGTAGGAGGTGGAATCGACTGCGGCAAATCCGAACTCCGGTTTGGTCCAGGCATCGCCGGAAATTTTACTCGTGACGCAGAGAATTCCGGTCTGCGGCACGATGCCGGAGATACCTTGGATGAGTTCGATCCTGCCGTTGCGGGAAAGATAACCGGCACCGACCTTGAGTTTGGAATCTTCCAGCGTTACCGGGAACGAGCCTTCGTAACCATCGTAAATTTCGGTGAGGTGGATCAGCGCCTGACCGCCCGCTGCGTACAGGACGGGGAATCCGGTCGAACCGAGAGTGACATAATTGCCATTGATTGCCGGCATGGCGTATTCGCCTTTCCCTTCGGCTTTGACGGTCAGCGGACCGCGGACCACACATTCACCGGCGTCGCCGGGTTTCATTTCGGAAGCGGCATACCAGACTTTCAGCGTAGACGATTCTCCGGTGGTGACCGGGACGAGACCAGCGTTGAAGGTCCCGGCAGAATCGGGAACGACAAAGGTCCCGGCGCGGATCGTCTCTGATCCGGAATTCCAAACGTGGATGCGGACCGGTCCGAAGTATTGGACGTCAGACTTCCCGGCGGAAAAATTCTGGATGCCGTTGATCAGGCGGCGGACGTCGTTGCTGAGAGCAGCAATCGGCTTGAACGGATCGCCCGGTTTTACCAGCGGATGAAATGCCATGTTTACCTCCCAAGTCCGAACTCGCCGAAGTCAACTTCTGGGCAGACTGTTTCGAGATAGATGCCCTTGACATCGAGTTTCGGCGAGTCGCCCTCTTTGACGATGGTTTCGGAAATCGTCCAAACGTATTGATGCCCCTTTTTCTTGCAGGAATAGGTTTTGCCGTTGTAGGTGAAAGATTCCTCGTTTGTCTGGATCGCGAAGTTATAAACGACATCCACCGTGGTTTGCTTCTTATTCTCCTCGCTGGATGAATAGGTGCAGCCAAGGAAAAGGACTTCGCCGGGATTCCAGCCTTTGAACGACGAGTTGTTTGTTGATCCGACCATCGAGGCGACTTTTCTGCGGAAAGCTGTCGTGAGTTTCTTTTTCGAGATGCGGCGGGTGTAGGATTCGCGGATTTGTGCTGCAGGAATATCGACTCCTGCGATCTGCGATTCGGAACCGTATTTGCCGTTCCAGCCGATGGCACCGCCGGGATCAAGTTCACCGGCAATGATCGTCTGTTTCGCGCTGTGGGTGATGTGACGCTGGCCGCCGGAACAGTCGAAATTGAAACCGACGATCTTGTCGACATCTTCTGACTTGCTGGAAGACAAGCTGCCCGCTCCTGAGACCTCTTCATACAGGACTGAAATTTCGTAGCATCCATCACCGGAGATACCGTCGAATCGGACGCCGGACTTCGCCAGGGAATCGGAATTGTCGGGTTCGATGTAGTCAGGCGCGTCGGCGAAACACGCCTGCATTGCCGCGCGTTTGGTGGACGGATTCAGCACAAGGTATTTGATCTCTGCGGATGTGACTTCTCCGTTTTCGTTCCAGGTCTCCGATCCTTCGACCGTGCGTTTCAAAATCATATCAGGCATGTTTCCTCTCCTTTTTTCAGGTATACGCGAGCGCGGAATTGTTCTTGATCGTCGTGACCTTGCCGTCGATCCGGGTCAGCAGTTCGGAAGTCCGTCCGGTGTTTTCTGCGATCTGCTTTTCCGGCGAATTGCCATACATCTGATCCATGAGCGAGGCAAAAGACCAGGCGGCAGTGACCTGCGTCTGCTTTTGGCGCTTGTTCTCGCGGTAAACCTGATCTTCGAGGGAATCCTGCCGCTGCTGCGCTTCCTGCATCTTGCGGCGGGCTTCGGAAAGCAGACGGTTTTCCTGTTCCGTGAGGATTCCGTCCGCCTCGGCTTTGGCCTTGGCGTCGGCATACTGTTTTTCCAGCATGGCGGCTTTTTCTTTGGCCGCCTGATATTCCTGATTGAGCAGATTCCGGACAGCGTCAAGTTCGCCGTTTTTCCTCAGCTGCTCAAGCTGGCGGGAAAAGATTTTTTCCTGCATGGACCGGAAACGGCGGTCTGCATCCTGCTGATCGGAGCGGTTCATTTCTTCGATGCTGCGGGTTCCCTGCTGCCGGATCGCACGCCGTTTTTCCTCCACGTCGAGGATGGTGCGAAGATCGTTCAGTTCCTCTTTATTCATGGCCGCGCGGTCGGCATTTTTGAAAGCGTCGAGGTTCGCATATTTCCCGGACTGACGATTGAAGATTTCCTGAATCTTGTCATCGAGCATTTTTATCTTTCCGATCGGATCGGCGATATTGAACTTGATTTCCCATTCGGTGGAGGTAAGCTCGTTCAGCGCCCTGCGGAGCTGTTCCGATTCCTCTTTCGTCTTTTGAGCAGCGGCCCGTCCGGCTTCTGCATTGGTTTCTGTCGAACCTGATTCCAACTGTTTTTTCAGCTTGAGTTCGGTCTGCATGCTTTTAATCAGTTCATCGACGGCCTGCGCTTCGGTCTTTCGGTTATTCTTCAGCAGGTCATTGCGCAGTTTCTCGAATCCGGCAATCTGCTGTTCGGCAGTTTTGAGTCTGAGAATATCGTCGATCCGATTCTGTTCATCGGTATATCTTCCGCGTTCCATATCTTCTGCGGAATTGGTCCGGATGCCGATTCTGTTCAGTTTTGGCGCAAGCCATTGAGCAACCGAAGTCATATGCTGATTAGCACCCCAATTCTTCCAATAAGACCCGAGCTGATTGCGGAGATTATTCTGGAGTGCCGAAGTCAGTCCGGCGGCGGACTGCTGCTGTTTGAGTAGATCGGAACGCGCGGCCTTTTTCTGGGCTTCATTCAGTTTATCCCAGGCGCCGGCGGCGATCCTGATCTTGCCGGTCGTGGTATCCATCTGTATGTTAACTCCGGCGTATTTCTTCCGGATTGATTCGATCAGATTCTGAGCTTCGGTTTTCTCCGCGTTGTTCAGACGCTCGTATTTGGCCAGTTCCTGAAGACGCTGAAACTGCGAAGTTTCCGCTTCGGCTTCTTTCCGATGAGCTTCGGCGGTTTCGTTCGCCTGAGAACTTTGCTGTTTGGCCAGATTGAGCGAACCTTCGAGTTCATCGTTGAATTTTTTCTGAATATACCGGGAGGCCGTAACGATCCCGCTGATCGCGAGCATGGCAATACCGATCGGCCCGAGTGAAGCGACCAGACCTTTGGCGGCAGCCGCCGCTCCGCGAAATGCGGTTCTCGCGAACAGAGCGGCCCTTCCGGAAACAGTCATGGATGCGGCGGCGTTTTTCTGGGCGGCGGCATTGACGTTTGCAGCGGCGGCATGCTGGCGGGCGGCGATCATGGCGGCCCGGTGTTTGTCGGTCAGTTTCTGGGATGCCTGCGATTCGGCAATCTGCGTTTTCGTAAGTTCTTTTTGTGCGGCAGAAAGTCTCATTTTTGCCTGAGCAAGTGCTTCAGCGTGTTTTTCTGCTGCGACTGTTTGAGCATCAACCTGAGCAAGTACTTCGGCATGTTTTCCGGATGCGGTCATTGCCTCTTCGTGCGCCTCATTGAGTTTACGCAGAGCCTGTGATTCAGCAATCTGGGCCTTGGTCAATTTCGCTTCGGCGGCGGCAAGTTTAAATTTTGCCTTTGAGAGAGCATCAGGATTATCGGCGCCAGACAGATTGTTTTTGGCTGTCGCTACCTCAGTTTCAGCTTCCGCTCTCTTTATTTGTGCGGCACGAAGCATCTGTGCCTGAGCATGTCGTTTCCTCATCGCATCGGTCTTTTCGTATTCGGCCCGTTTTTCTGCTTCGGCTATTTTGGTTTCAGCGGCATGAATCGTCTCTATATCTGACAGTTTGCCGAGATTTGCAATTTCCATTTCAGCGGATACTACGGCGGCTTCCGCTTCGGCCCGGTGGATGCGGGCAACGCGAAGCATCTGCGCCTGGGCGTGTCGTTCCTTCATGGCGTCGGTCTTTTCGTATTCCGCGCGTTTCTCGGCTTCGGCGGCTTTCTCCGCTTCAAGCAGATATTGAGTCGGCGCTAGATTCCTGATCGCGTCGTTCGCCTTTTGCAAAAAACCGAGACCGCTCAGCGCGGCCAGAGCGGCACCGAGCGTTCCGGCAGAAACAATTACGCGCTGCATGGCGGGATCAAGGTTATTGAACGCTGTCGAGATTTCTTTGACCGCAGTTGCGGCAGGGAGCAGAATTTCCGCCGCGATGCCGCCGAGGACTTCTTTGGAATCGCCGAGCGCGTTCATCATCTGGGCGATCTGCCCGCGTGCCGTGGTTGCCGCATCCGTTACGAGCGAAAAACCGTCCGCTCCCTGCTTGAGTATCTGCTGATATTGTTCCTCCTTCGTGAGATTTTCGTCAAGCTGGATTCCGTAACGGGCAAGCATTTCGGTGTGGCCGTGAGAGGCACGGGCGAGGAGCTGCATAGACGTGGGAAGATCAATGCCGAGTTTCTGCGAAAGTCCCATTGCGGATTTGGTGACGGATTCAATCTGAGAAGGATCAATGCCGAGACGCATTCCCTGAGACATAACCGCAAGCGTGGATTCATCGCCGTATTTGGTGATCTTCTGCATCTCGGAGGCAAAGCGGGCGAATTTCGCGGTATTGGCATCGGTTTCCCTCCCGAGATTGCGGAGCGCGGACCGGACACCCTCAACGGCATCCTGCTGCGTCATGAACGCCGAAGTAACATCGGCGATGCTTCGCCAGGAGAGATAAGCCGCTGCGATCGAGCCGATTTTTTTGAAGACGGATTCAGCGGAGTTTTGCATCCGGTTGAGACCGGATTTGAAATCGCCGTCATCAAGAATGACGGACGCATACATTTTTCCGAGATCGAGAGACATGATTTGTCGCTTCCTTTTTTATTGGTGGGATGGAAGTCAACAGGACCGGATCATTGTGCTGCTTCCGCGAGTTTCCGTTCCTGGGCTGCTATGAGTTTCTGCATCCTGTCTTCCGCCGCTTTGATTTTTTCGGGCGTGATCGGTTCCCGGCTGACCGCCGGGGAAAAATCGAGATAAAACGAGCCGGCCGTTCGGTAAAGACTGTCGACCGCGGATTTTCCGGCTTTGGTGGCGACGTAAGCGGTGAAAAAGGTATCGACTGCATAATCGGCGCGCACACGTTTGATGATCGAGGTCAGATAAAGGAATACAGGGAAGGACAGCGAGAGGACGTAGTCTATTTCCCAGCCGAATTCGTGCATGATCCGGCACGCGAGAAAATCGTAATCGAAAAAACGTCCCGCTCCGGCGACAAGAGAACCGGAACGGGACGGCGCGGAGGGCGCGGGGGTTGAGGTTACTTTTTTTTTGCCGAATCCGGATCGTCGACCGGCTGGTCGTTGTCATCCGGATCGCCGTAAGCGAGATACGCGAGCAGTTCGGCGAGCTGCGGAATCTGGAAACGGGCGAGACGTTCGACCAGTTCCTGCGGAAGAACGGGTTCCGCCAGTTTGATCATGCGTTCATGAATCTGCTGGAAATCGTCTGCGGTTTCACATTTGCCCAGATCGGTCGTCAGGGTCTTGAGTTCTCCGATTGCCGAGATCGGAAGCATCGGGACGTTGATGGTGCGACCGTCGCCGATTCCCAGACTCACGGAGGACTGCGTCAGTTTCGGAAAAGTCTTCATCAGGACGCGACCGCGTAGACGAACGGTTTGCCGAGAGTGTCGCCTGCGGCGGTGTCGGGCTTGCAGGTGAACACCAGTTTGACGGAAGACGGAGTATCGTCGCCTTCGGACAGCGTCATACTCAATCCGGGCCGGAGGAACGCACGCGGGAACGTGATCGCTTTGGCAGTCGCAACATCGGTGATCGGGACCAGCGTAAGCGCTTGTGCGTTCGACGAAGCGAGCAGGTTGTCGCCCTTCCTGAAGGCTTCGAGCAGCGGCATCGCGACGGCAAGGTTTCGCGTTTCGATGGTGATCTGGACGTTGTTCTTGGAGATGATTTCCGCCTGAACTTCGTCTCCGGTTTCGTAAAGGGCGGTCTCTTTGGTTTCGACATCGGGTTCCACCTGTGGAGCGGAAGCGAGCGGTCCGAGCGAGGCATTTCCGAATGCCGCGAGATACTTGTAGTAATTCAGATCGGCGATCAGGGCGTCGATCTCCGCCTGGGTGAGATTTGCATTGGCCATAGGTTAACTCCTTTGGTTAAGATTGCGATTGCACCTGTGCCGAATCTGTCAACAAAGCGACAAGATTGACGGAAACGAAGGTTTTGACGATGCCTGCATCGGTGTCCTCATACACAGCAGAACCGCCGCGGAAGAACAGACTTTTGATCCGGATATGATCGAGCTGAACATCCCAGCAGGGAACGATCTGCGGGATTATTCCGACGAAATTCAATCCGTCGTCGCGGTCCGGATATTTTGCCAGCAGCTGGACGTTGCAGGAAACCGGTTCCATGCGGTCGGCGTCGAGGATGGAATCGATCCGGACTGCGATGCCGTTCTGACCGGCGGGGATTTGTCCGCGAAAAATATTCTGATCGACGTTGAGGGAAAGCTTGTCGGCGAAAAAATCGGTGAGATCGCGTTCTGCTTCGGTGAGGTCCATGGCGGTGCTCCTATATTTTCAGATTCGATTTGATGATTTCGCGGATCGTGCTGCGGTTTTCGTCGATGGCGCGGGTGATGAACTTGCGGCCGACGATGACATTGACTTTGCGCTGTTTCTCCTGCGAATTTTCCCCGAGATTGTATTGTCCTTCGTGCATCCTGATCGCGTATTGTGCCGACGGCGCATTGGAGGGGATGAACAGAACCGCGGCAAAGGATTTCTGATACTGGACCACCTGCATGGAAATATCGGAAGTCAGATTTCCTTCATCGACCGGAGTGCGGAGCTGTACCTGGCCGCGGAGGAAATGACCGGTATCCTGCATGGCTTTCAGCGCGGCCGCGCCGTTCGCCCGTGCGGCCTCCTGAATGCGGCGTCCGAAATCGCGCGTATTGCCCCGAAACTTCGCCATGAATCAACCTTTCGCCGCGGCGGCGAGTTTGTATCCGAGCAGCAGACCGGAGAGGTTCTTGTAGATGCGGACGCCCTTGATGTCGTGGGTGATGCCGTTCCAGATGATCTGACCGGGCAGGGTAGGCGGGGCATCGAGCGGGGAGACATAGAAAATGCGTCCGGCTTCGATGCGGCCGAAGTAATCGAGATCGGCCTGAGTGAAATCCGAAACGATAGCCTTGGCGGAAATGGAATCGGCGAAAATGGTTTTGCCGTCGGCGATAACCTGTCCTTGCAGCAGTGTGACGTCTTCGGATGCGTATTTTTCGATGATCGAAGCCATAGAAGTTTCCCGTTGTCAGTTTCAGTTTTCAGTCTGACAAAGGACGGGAAGTCAACAGGAGCGGGGGATTGAGTTGTCAAGGTAAATTTTACAACTGGAAGATCATTATTTTTCAGCAGATTCTGAACTGCCTTCTTTCTTCTGTGTATGGATTATGCCGTAGTATCGGTAATCATGCCAGCTTTGAATATCATGCACGCTTTCACCGTTTTCCAACTTCTGCAAAACCTGTTCTCTGAAACCCGGGAATCCGCATCTTCGTCCAGAAAAATGCAAGCCTTTTTCTCTGGCGAGTTTAATAAATTCAAAAACATCCATATTACGGTCGTATTTTTTCATTTTTTAAGCAAATTCTCCATATATTTCCAAGTGTGCGGATATGTTTTCTTGAATTCTTCGTAGCCATGAGTTACCGCAACATAGATACCGGCGAAAGCATCGTTTCCAAACCGACCTGCGCCGACTTCATCAAGATAATTGTCATGACCAAAACCAAAATGACCGCCAGACATGGAACCAGCAACATCAAAAAAACCAAATATACGGGTTTGTTCGTTTGCTGTTAATTCCGAATAATCTTTGCCAAATATACTATGTGAAAGTTCCGAAGTCAAGTCCTTTTCTGTATCCCATGAGGATTTGTTTAATAAGGAATTTTTCTTAATCAGAAGAAGATCATTTTTTATTGCATCCTGAAACTTGGCCTTTTCCGCTTCTGTCATGACATTATTGAACAGCAATTCCCCCCATTCATGCGAAATGGTATTCCGGCATCCTCCCCAAGTATTTTCCCCTTTTCTGATATACATTTCCCAAGTGTTAATATCAGTGTGTGCATCATCACTGTCAGTAACTATAAATTCCGGCGGCTTTGTCAGCAGATGTTCAGTTGTTTGCATGTGTGCATTGAATTCGTCGACCTGAGCATTGGAAAGTTTTGATTTCCGCAACTGTTTATCAAATGCCTGTGCCTTCTCGCTGGAAAAACTACCGTCGAAACGTTTGAAATTATCTTCCGGTTCCGGTTTGAATGAACGCAATACAGACCGAATATTTTGTCCGAGAGATTTTTCCATTTTAGTTTCAGACTTGGATTTCCCGAATTCTTTTTCGATGATATAGTCGGGAACGGCGCTGTAACTGTGGGTGCAGTTGGGATGGAAAACACCGGCGGCTTCCAGATCGTCTTTCGTCGGCAGACCGTATCGGTTCGGGCCGATGGAAAAATATTTCCCCTCGAAACGGGCGCAGGCTTCGCAACAATGGCCGGAGATGGAAAGCAGCATGATGTTGTATCCCTGTTCCGCACATTCCTGTTCATAGGAATCGCGTGCGCCGTTCATCAATTCGGTCCGGGCGAGCATCTCGAAATAGGATTTGTGCGACCATTTGCGCCCGGCAATGTCGGTGAACTGGAAACCGGGAACCTGAAGCGCTTCGTTCTGGAGCCGTTCGGAGACCTGCCGGCGGGTTTCCCCGGTAATGGACGCCTCCCGGAAAACCTTCGCCGAGAAATTTCGGAGCTGCCGGATATGATCGAACGTCATTTTGTCAGTCCGGAGCGCCACGTTGTTATAGACGGAATCCAGCGCGTTCCGGATACGGCGCATGTCCGGGCCGCCGGTAATGTTCTGCCAGACGCCGGATTTGCGGAGTTCGTTTTTGGCCCGGTCGTAACCGGCCTGATATTCGCGCGGGAGGAAATCATCGAAAACGGTATTCACGGAGGCGCCCCATTGCTGATACATGGCGGTCAGCGTCCGTTCCAGACGGGCCACGTTGGCATAGGACCACGGGGAATTGGGATGTTCGTCAATGTGTTCGAGCAACCGGGCGCGAATGTCATTCCGGGCGCGGCCGCAGATGGAATCAATCTTTTCGACAGCGGCATGGATGTGCGCAGTGATCGGATTCGGGCGCGGCCGGGCCATGATGGATTATCCTCTGCCGAGCCGGACAAGAGCGGGCGCACAGGCACGTTTGGCGGCCGCAATGAACATTTGCGCGAAAGTGCCGATGCCGGAACCGGCCAGCAGTGAATACGAAACGGAGAGGTCGCCGACGGATTCGCCGGTAATGACTTTCCCCTCCTTCATCGAATCGTAATTGTGAGCAAGGAAAACGGCCTGTTCCGCAATCGCAGTGGCGATGGCCGTAATCCGGACCGGAATTTCGGAAAGTCCGAGTTCGGTCAGGACCTGATTTTTCGCCATCGTGACGGCAGCGGTTTTCTCCGCGTCGGAACGCGCATTCCAGAACGATGCGTCGAGATGCGCGGCAAAATAGGTGTTTACCGTCGTGATGAGTTCTGCGTCCGTCATGGCAGCGGCCCCGCATATTTCCTGAGGATGTCATATTCGCGGCGGGACCGCGCACTATAATATCCCTGGGTGTAACTTTTTCCGAGTTCGGCGCACCATCCGGACGTGGGAAAGAAGAGGACCGGGATTTTGTCGGCATCCGGAGCCGCGGCCGGTTCTGCCGCTTTCGGCGGTGCGGATTTGGCCTTATGATACGGTGCGGCAATTTCGGCAAGCTGTTTGAAAGTGTATGAGTCGATCGGCGCGAGCTGGATTCCGGACCGGACGATCGAATCGTAAAGCTGCTGTTTGGTCATGGTCGGTTTTCCTTTCGACAAAAAAAGGGCACCCCGGCGCCACGGAGAAAACGCTGGAATGCCCGGTTGGAGGTTACTGTTTGACCCAGGCGGAGCCGTTGGACGCCCAGACTTCATTCTTGACAGCGGTCGTGATCTGGGTTCCGCTGGTCCAGGCAGTGCCGATCAGGACGCGCAGGCCGATGTTGGCAGCCGCGGCAGCGGGCACGTCAGCGTCCGCGTGGACGGTGATCTGCTGGTAGGTCGGGATCGGAGCAGGAGCGGCGACCGGAAGATTGACGCCGTCGCCGACGCCCTGAATCTGAATCTTGTGGACCTTTTCAGTCGGGCCGCCGTTCACGCCGGTAATCAGCGTGTGATCCAGACCGACGTTCTCGACGATGTAACCGAGCGAACCCTGGAAGGACTTGCGGAACTCCCGGCTGGATTTGCCGGGTTCATCCTTGACGGTCAGACCGTCGTCCACGAGCCACTGTTTCTTGCAGGAACCGATGCGGACAATCGGAATCATGTCGTCCGGGATGTCCTGATCGACCATGATGTTCAGCTTGTGACCTTCATAGTCGTAGGCATTCACATAGATGCCGCCGGCAGTGTGCTGATTGCGGTCGGAGGTCATGATCTCCTGAATGTTGCAGGCTCCGAGCAGGTTGTTCAGGAAGGCCTTATTCGTGGTGGAGCAAAGGATGGTGTCCGGCTGGCCGCCGCGGTCGAATACTTCCTTGAGTGCGGCTTTGATCTTGGCATCGGAGATCGGTCCGGAAGCGTTGTACTGCAAAACGGTCCGTGCTCCGCTGTTGGTATCGGTCAGCTGCTGAAGCAGACCGGCGGACATCCAGCGTTCCGAACTGGACGTGGCTTTCTGTTTGCGGCCGTAAATTGCCGACCGCGCGAGAATCCGGGACAGGTTGGTCATGGTTTCGGAAAAGACAGTAATCGTTGCATTCGCATCGGACAGTCCCTTTCCAACCAGAGCGGCATGTTTCGCCCAGTCCATGACTTCAAACACGGTATGGATGTAGTTGTGGTACACGCTGGTCTGGTTATAGACTCCGGTAACGTTTTTCAGATCGACATCCGCTCCGGCATAGCTGACGACCTTGAACGGGGTGGCCGCATCATGGGCGGCCGCCGTGGTTCCGCCGGCGCCGCGGGACCAGACCGCGATCGTGTTGTTTTCACGGTCCACGGATTTGACGATCACATATTCGTCTTCGATCTTCAGGACATGGCCGACCGTCAGAGATTTGGCGGCGGAAGCGGAGACGGACAGCCCGGTAACATCGTCATTGTCCCAGGAACTGGCGCCGAGAACGCCGTCGCGCAGATTGTCGGAACGGGAATAAATGTCGAACTCCTTGGTCTTCAGCGCGATTTCCGGAGCGGACATTGCCTGAAATAAGACGCCGCAATAGGGTCCGGGCTGGATCGCTTTGGCAACCGCCATGATGGTGGGGTCTTTGATGGTGACGGGATCGGAAAAATAGTCGAACTGACCAAATTCAAAAGCCATGATATACCTCCTTATTCGGTTTTGGCTGGCTGGTTCTGCTGGGCCTGAAGACGGACAACTTCAGCGGCTTCCCGCATGGAAAGCTCCTTCTTGCCGAGCAGTTCATTGATGCGCTGCTGACCGGCGGCAGCGTTCGTCGGGGGTTCTTTACCGGGACCGGAGCCGGAGCCGGGATGAGCGTCTGACTGGAAATGCGAGGGAGCGGACGTTTCGAGTTCCTTGAAGAATGCGGAAACGGCGGCCTCGTCTTTCAGGTCAAGCTGTTTTTTCGTGATGAGATATTCAAGATACTCCGGATTGTCGAATTTGTGAGAGGAAGCGAGTTTTCCAACTTCGGCGGTGAAATCGCGGGCAGTAATCTGCTGACGCGCTTCGTCGCGCTCCTTGGTCAGACTGGCGACCTGCTTTTGCAGGTTGGCAATCTGTTTCTCGGATTCCTTCTTGGCCTTGTCCGCTTCGGAGAGGCCGTTCGCTTCGAGATTTTCCACCTTTTCAGTCAGCTCATCGACCTGCTTTTGCAGATCATCCGCTTTCTTTTCGGCTTCCTTTTTCTTGGCGATTTCGGCGTCGAGACGGGTCTTGGGGATGCGGTCGGTCGATTCCGGATCGAATTTCCCGGCAAACTCCTTTTCCTCGTCGGTGAGCGTTTTTCCTTCGGCAATCTTCTTTAAGATGTCCTTGATGTCCATGCGAAACTCCTTTTAATGTCTGGGGATGACTGCTGTTTTTAACGTGCCTGATGCACGGGATTCACTTCTGCGGGGAATGTCAACACAGCGAACTCAATATTCCGGGAACTGCGGTTCTCCGGATTCGTGCGGATGCGGGACTGCCGCGGAATCAATTTCGCCGATGATTTTCCCGACAACATCCTGCGGCATCTGCCGGATTCGATTGAGCAGATTGACCGCGGCCTTTCCACATTCCTTCTGGTAGGTTTCGGACTGCTGGTTCATTCCGTAGAGTTCCAGCAGTGCGGAAATGCTTTCCGTCAGCTGCATGACGGAGAAAACGCGATTGTAGTTGAGTTCCGGAAGTTTGAGAGACGGGCACCATTTCGCCATGATCTCCCAGGCTTCACATTCGGACTGTTCGAGGATGTCCGCATGAGTGACCAGCTGCTGTTCGATGGCCTGAAAATCCCATTGCTTGGCTTCGGCGGATTCCACCAGTTTGGTGTCCTTGTCGGTGGCCAGAAAGCAGAGGGAATAGAGCTGTTTGATGAGCCGCGCATTCTTGGCGTCGATCTGTTCGATCTCAATCCCGGGCGGGGTGATATATCTCGCCGTGCCTTTGGCTTCGGACGATTCGGTGATCGCGACGCCGCGGGCAATGATGAGATCGAGTTTTTCACTGATGTATTTTTCTCGTTTTTCGTCCGTCTCGAATTCCGCAGCCATCTCCTGAATGCGCTGCCGGGCGCCGGAAACGAAGGTGTCCGGCAGGACGAGCAGGGAGAACATCTGCTTGACCACGTTCATCTGGGATTCCGATTCATTGTTCAGAATCGCATCGGAGATTCCGACAATGTCGGCAAACCAGTGGGAACTGCCGATTGCGTAGCCGTCGGCTTCGGTCTTGCGGATAAACGGGACGCATCCGAGATTGTGTTCAACGTAGCCTGAAACTTCGTATCTGCCGTTTTCCGAGATGCGGACCGTTGTGCAGTCGTTCCTTGTCCAGAGCTTCCGGACGGTGATGTTTTCCCCCTTCCGGAACGGATCGGGCTGGTGCCAGAAACTTTCTTCCGTGCAGACCCAGAGCAGACGGCAGTCGTCTCCGTAAGCCCAGGCCTTGACGTTTTCCGGCGACGGTGCGAAGCAGTAGGGCCGGAGACGTTCGGACTGTTCACGCGCTTTACTGACCGGACCGTCGAAAGAAGGCATGTCGATCTGGAGCCATGCGACGCCGTAAATCCGGAGATTGATCGAAAATTGACGCATGACTTCGTCCACGCGATGCCCGGCCCGGTCGAAGTCTTCAGAGATGTCGGCATCGACATTCTGCCGCTGCGGCCGGACAGAAAGAACATATTGCGTAAGCAGCCGGACCACCCGGCGGGGAAAGTTGAAATAATAAGCGCGGCGCTTCCGTTCTTCGTATTCCTCTTTGAATTCGGCGAGATGTTTGATCAGGGCATCCCCGATGTAGGATCGGCCGCCGTCGTATGCGGCCCGGTTCTTCCGCCATTGCGGGAGGTTCGCGGTATAGTGCGGGTGTTCGAGCTGGAAGATTTGCACGGCTTGTTTTTCATCGGGTTGCGGCATGGAGACTCCTTTTTTTCAGGAGCCGATTTTGTCAACTGAAGCAGAGCGGCGAAAACCGCGCGGTCGTCGTCGGACAATCCGGAGAGAAGACAGGCGAGCATATCGGCGAAAGCGGTGCGGTCCGCTTCGGTAAGACAGGGGGGTTGCAAGATGACCTCCGGAAAAAAGGTGCCGCCCGTGAACTGAGCCATAGTCTCATCACCGCAACGGCACCACCCGTTCACGATTCCACACGGACGGCACAGTAATGCCGCTGGTGTGTTCGATTCGGCGGGCTGGTGACCCTGAACATGCCGGGCGCGCTATGGACGCGCCGGGGATAATATACATGCGGAAAAGGAAAAGTCAATTTGCGATGATGAAAGTTCCGGCGCCGTAATCTCTGGATGCCTGGGCGAAACCGCCGGAAATGGCATCGACGATGTCGTCATGATTGCCGACCGGGAATTCGCCCAGCTGTTCGATTACTTTCTGATTCCACCATGCCCGGCGCATATAGACGTTCCCGGCGGCGAAGATCGGCTCGATCTCCCCGGCGCGGATGATCTTGTCGGCGGAAACATTCACCTTGCGGACGACGCGGCGTCCTTCGAGGATGCGGGAGATGATCGCCCAGGTGTCCTTGTAACCGGCGACGGATTCGACGCCGACCGTGACGGACGGACCATCTGCTTCGGCCGTGTCGATGATGAGTTTGTTGCGTTCCAGCGCTTCGGCCTGACAGAACCGGACATCATCGATATACAGCGTATAGATGCCGTCCTTTTTCGTGACGGCGATTTTTGCACCGGCAGTGCTGTCCGGATCGTCCTTCATGCGGTCTTTTTTTCCGGATGCGAGGTCCCAGAAACGGAACCAGCGGAGATTCGCTGGCATGGCGTCGATGATTTTGATGTTCTCGGTGCGGAGCATGTTGCCGCCGCGGACGACCGGATCGCATTGCAGGAGGGAGGCGGACTGATACGGCCCGAGGATCGCGAACTGGTGTTCATACCAGTCGGCGCTGAACCGTTCGGGGAAAAGGTAACTGCCGTCGTCGGACCGGGCGGGGAATTTCATGATCTCGAATTTCGGGAAATCGGCGGCATAGTCGGCGTGGGCGGGATTGATGCGGTTCTTGATGCGTCCGATCAGATCGTCGGTATGCCACGGGGTCGCCAGGATGACCACGACGTGGACCGGAGCCAGACGGGTCATCAGGTTGCCGGAAAAGTTGTCCCATTGTTTGTCGCGCTCGGTTTTCGATTCGGCCACGGAGCGGCCGCGGAGATAGTCGTCCACGATCAGGAAGTCGGCGCCTTTGCCGGTTCCTCCTGCTGCGATGGTGGCGGTCTGAAATTTTCCGGCATGGTCGCGGATGCCCCAGGTCTGGACGCTGGACGATTCGCGGGAGATCGCGATGCCGGGAAAGATCTCCGCGAAAGCTGCCGAACGGATCACTCCGCGGGCATCGCGGGAAAGCGATTGCGAAAGCGAATCGGAATAGGTGGCCAGGATCATTTCAGCCTCCGGGCATTGCCCGAAAACGTACCCGGGGAAGTGCCGGGAAACGATTTCGCTTTTCCCATGCCGGAAAGGAACGGTGATGATCAGATACGAGGATTTGCCGTGCCGGTAATCGTAGAGCGCACGGTCAAGGCGGGACGTGATCGCGCGGGTGTGTCTGCCGATGATGAACGGACGGTCGGAACTGCGGACCGTGCGGATGAATTCGAGCAGCCGGAACCGCGCGGCGGTGATTTCCATGTCGGTCATGGTTTGACTCCGAGGAGTTTGTCGAGATATTTTTCGCGTTCCTCGAAAGTCATGTTCTCGATGATCTTCGCCGCTTCCTTCGCATTGTCGGCCGGAGGAACGGTGCGCTGCACGGAATCGACCTCGAGCTTTCGTCCCCAGACTTCCGGCATCTTATGAGCGAGCCATTCGAGGATCGCGCCGGTCTCCGGAGGAACCTGACGGCGCCAGACTTTCTGTTTGATCGGATTGCCGTCGGGATCGGTTTCGATATAGCGGTCGGTCAGTTCGAAGCCGCGTGCTTTTTTGAGCAGCAGGTTCTCCATCTCGAAGTTGATGGGCTGTCTCCCGCGCGCGAGAGCCTGACGAAACTGCGGAAAGCGCTTCTGATATTCGTAAAAGACGCGGACGGAAATGCCGAGCGCCTTAGCGATCGCTGAATCGGTAACGCCTTGACGTGCAAGGCCCTCCGCAATCGTGTCGAACGTTTCGTTATATTTGCATCTGCGTCCGGTCATGGCATCTCCTCAAAAGAGGTTGGGATGTTCCGCCGTAACGCTTTCTTCTTTTCTGGTGACGTAACGGTTGCGGGCAAGGGTGATTTTTTTGACGCAGAGGACAAAGAGCTGCGCCAGTTCCGGATGCGCCCGGCAGATATGGAGCAGGGAAGTATTGATGCGCTGCCGTGAGACGCCGCGTTTCCGTGCCAATTCGGATTGCTGGATCGTCGGATTGCGCATGATCTCGGATATGGTCGCCACAGTATTGTCTTCGAGCGTGATGATATACCGGAGGATGTCGCCCAGGGATTCGAGGTTGACCGATTCCGGATCGGCTGCCGGAGCGGCCCGCCGCGGCGCGGGAATTGTGGAACAGCGTTTTTCGTTTTTCTCGAAGGAGACCGGATTGCGGACGCGGGAAGCGGAATCGGGATCGGGGGATTCGGAATAGAATTTGCAGGACTCGTAGAACTCGCAGGACGCGGCGGAACATGCGGCGGAAAATTCGCCGTAATGTCCGTTTTTGCATTCGAAGAGTTGAGATTGAGCCATGAATCCGTCCCTGTTGTCCGAGTCAATGTAATTATCAGAAGACGGATTGTCAACGCCACGGTGCGGGAATGGATGGAAATATCGGCGAAAAAACGGTTTACGAACCCGATTTGTAAAGAATCCATCCAAGAAATTCGCCGAAGCGGAAGAATTCGCTGCGCCGAATCCCGAGGCCCTCGAACATCGACGCATCGAGCGGCCTCTGCACGCCGGAAAGAGAAAGTTCCTTGGCGACGATTTCCTCGGACGGCGTGCCGGACATGGTTTTTCCCAGCAGAGTGATCCGCCGCTTGATGGTCTGGATGTATGGCGAATCGTGATCGGGGGAATACTTGTCGACGAGGATGACGGCGCCGCCTTCGCTGCATTGGGCGACGATGCGTTCGAGCATCGGCCGCCGCTGTTCCAGCGGGATGAACTGGACGATCAGATAGAGGATCGCCAGATCGAACGGCTGGTAATCGAACGAAACGGCGTCGGCGAGGACGAATTCCCCCGGTCCGGTGAATTTGTCCTTCATCGCGGCGGAGTTGTCGAGCGCGATCAGTTTGGCGTTGCGGTTCCGGATGGTGTCCTGCAATTCGCGCCCGATGTTGCCGGTCGAGCATCCGATGTCGTAGATGATCCCGTTCTGCCGGATGAAATGGCGCGCGATCAGGCCGATCACGCGGGTCAGCATCTCATACCAGGGCAGCTGCTCGCGGACGTGGGAGTCGAAATTCTGCGCCACGTCCGGAGATTGGAAGGTCCAGTCCTTCGGGATTTTCAGACGGTTCTTTTTCTGCATGACACTTTCCTTTCCGGAAACAGATCGGCGTGTCAACCCGGCAGGGCATCCAGCGGCCGGTCGATCCGGAATGCCGGGATGCCGAGCGCGGCATACATGCGGCGGGTCTGCGCGTTCGATTCGAGTGCGAGATACCGTCCGGAGGATGCCGGACCGTGGACCGGAAAAATTTTTTCCAGCATGATCCGCTGTTTGTGCGGCGGCGGCTGTGCTCCGTCCGGATTGAAGTAATATTCCTGGGGAAGCCAGTGCAGCGTTTCGGCGATCCGGTCGAGCGTCGGTTTGATCCAGCAGGACCGCCGGGCGGTGATCAGGATCACATACTTGTCGCGGATCAGAGGCAGGAGCCATTCGCGCATCGTCTCCTGTGCGATCCAGACCGAATACGGTGTGTCCGGATGCGTTTTGAGCCAGACGCCGCGGCCGGCGCCGTTGGAACACAGCGTGCATTGGTAATCCAGCAGGATGATGTCGGGTTCGGCCTTGAAAAAATCCATGTCATTCTCCTTTCTTGAAATAATTGACGGGCAGTCCGCAGTCGATCGCGCCCTGCGAACAGACCGCGCGGTATCCTTCGGAAAACCGGATCCCGGAATTGCTGCGCCGTCCGTGCCAGGTCATCATGTAAACCATCGCGGGGAACGGTTCGCCTTTTCCGAACAGCCGGCAGCGGATGTTGAACCGGTCATATAAGATCGGATAACCCTCATACCAGTCCAATCGCTGCAGATCGTCGGAGTGTCCGATCCGGAAGACAGCCCCGTAAAGGATCGAGCCGGAAGCGGGTTCGATGTCGGCATAGCGGCGTTCGGCGATCCGGTAATCCTCCACCAGTCCCCACCCCAGGAATCTGGAATGGGGACAGCGGATCCGCATCTGGCCGAGATTCATGTTGGAGCCATACGCGAAGTAACGGATCATCAGGCCACCTCCTCGCCGTGGGCCAGGTCATACTTCGCGGCCCGCTTCAATGCTTCGGCCTTCATCGCGTCGATCCGGTCGCGCATGGCTCCGACCAGACAGTGTTTCTTCATTTTGTGGTGGAGACCTTTGAGCGCCTTGGTGCCGGTGCCGCCGGATTCGGAATTCCAGCCGCGGCCGGTCCACGGAACTTTCTGCAGGGCCTGCGCGAATTTCGCGATGAACAGGCAGGTCCAGAGGTGATGGAGGATCAGATCGGAATTGAGCGTTCCGGCGAAGGCGCGGAACTCGAAGGTGCCGCGGGTCGGAAGCGGGTTCAAATTGAGGATGTGATACCGGGACAGGTTCGCATTGTAGGTAGAAATATTTCCGGAGGACCGGACCTGCCGGACGTAACGGCCGATGCTGTCGGACAGCGGACAGCAATACCGGTTGGCGTCGCGCAGTTTTCCGGTCTGCGCGTAGATCCCCTGCGTGTTGATGTTCACCACGGCCGCGAGTTTCGCCACGTAACCGGAAATCTCGGCCGGAGTTGCGGAGTCTCCGAGGACCGACTTGATGCCGATGTGGATGTGAAGTCCACAGCTGTCGTTGGTCCGGCCGTTGTGCAGGTCCTTGATCCAGCGGATCATGTCCAGCAGATTCTGGACTCCGGATTCGCCGCGCAGGATCGGCGACACGAATTCGACGCCGCGCGAAACCGGGAAGCGGAGGGAACCGTCCCGCTCGGCCCGCCAGAAATTTCCGTCGGCGGTCATGGGGCCGGTCGTCAGCGCGATCCCGTGGTGATAGCTCCCGATTTGGAAGTTGATGTTTTCCTGCGGGATCCCGGTTTCCAGTTCGACTCCGAAGGTAACGGTGTCAGCGGTCATCAGTTCTTTTTCCATCTTGCACTCTCCTGTTTTTTGTGCTGGTCGTTTTTCCTTACGGCTCTCATCCGCCGTAATATAGATAATATAGCACAAATTTCGGATAAGTCAAACTGTAAATCGTTGAAAATCAAAGATTTATGAAAAATTTTTTTAGAAAAAATCCGGTTTTTTTCAAATCGCACTTTTGCAAAAGTCAAGTGCAAATTCAAAAAAAAGTGAAAAATTTTTTCAGAAGATTTTCCGGCCGGTGGTCTGCTCACGGCGGCGGAAAGCGTCGAGCGCTTCCTGCACCAGTCCCATGCGGGAGCCGTCCGGATAGGGAAGATCGAATTCATGTTCGAGCGCTTTCTTCAACCGGCCCACGGGAAGCGGGAGCGCATGCGAACAGATACATTCGACGTTGGATTGCGATTCTGAAACGATCACCGTGCGGAAAAATTCGTGCCAGAGTTCATACCATTCCTTCGGGGTGTGGTATTTCTGGACCTTCGGACGTTCGCCGATTTCCCCGATGGTGGTCCGCGGTTCGTAATCGAGACGGAATTTGCTGAACGAACCGGAAGTCTTGTTCACCATGTCCGCGCCGGAAACCGTTTTATAAAGGATGCTTTTATCACTGGCCGCGTGCGCATAGACTTTCGTGGCGGGCAGCGAAAGCGCGTTCAGGATGCAGATCACGTGTTTTCGGTCTTCGAGGAACGGGACGGAGTTCAGGACAGCGGAAAGGAAAACACTGTCGAACTGAACCCCGTCGCCGATTTCTTTCAGGAAGTCCAGCGCGATCCGGCGCGACATCGTCGGCGAGATTTCCCGATTCTCATCGAGAAAATACGGTTCGAACGGAATGCTCCGGATCCCGGCGCGGCGCAGGATGTTGGTTTCGTCCATGAGTCCGCAGCCGAAGTCGCAGACGGTATTTCCGTAGGTCTGGATCCAGATCCGCCTGTTGTGTTCGTTGTCCAGGGAAAAATATTTGCTGGCCTTGGATTTCACCAGCGCGAACGTGAAGGAGCGGCCCAGCCATTTCTTGGTGCCGGAAGGACGGCGGAAGGAATTGTAGCGCAGCAGATCCGCGTAACGGGTGTGGATGTCGAAATCCATGCTGAGGTAATTGAGCATCACGTTCGCGAACGCGGCCTCTTCCGGGGAGATGAAGACGACCGAAGTTTCCGGGATCTGGTGTTCCGCATTGTATTGCAGCCTGCCGATGCCGTTGACAGCTGTCAAGTCCGGCGTGCAGATGACCGGCATGATGATATTTTTGGAGATGAGCGTGCCGGCGATGTTTCGCGCGTATTGGTTCCAGCGTCCGGCGTTCGCCTTGACCAGATCGGCCGTGCTGATCTTGCGGAAGTCGAGACAGCGGAAGCGACGGTCCTCCGGACAATCGGGCAGGGAGGCCGCCAGTCCATACGGATCGTGCTGCTCCAATGCGGCTTTCAGCGAATCGCAGGTGTCGGTGAACGAGAAATCGTTGGTGCCGCGGTTGAACGCGATGTTGATCGCCTTGCGCTGGTCGAGGTCCATGGCCTGGGTAAAAACGACGGGCAATTCGGTGAATCCCATGCGGCGCGCCACGTGCTGACGCTGATGCCCGGACAGGATTTCCCCGTTGGCGTCGCAGAAGACCGGATGGATGAATCCGAGTTTCCGCAGCGAGAGTTCGATCAGGTCGAGCCGCCGCGGATCGGACTGCCGCGGGTTGTAGGTAGAGGGGCGGATCGAATCGATGGGAACGAGTTTCATACGCCGAGCCTCCTGCGGATCTCCGCGACGATCTCGGCGTTGGACATCCCGGCGGAGAGCCGGATCGATTCCAGCCAGGCGTCATACTGGCGGCGGGAGATCTTGATCCGGATGTCGCCGAACACGATCGAAGTCCCGGCCGGAGTGAGTGATTCCGTATCAATTTCATCGCGGAAGACCGGAACGGGAACCGAATCGAGCATCCGGTCGATCTCCTCCGGGGAGTAGCCGCAGAGTTTCCGGATGGAATCGTCCAGGGCGCGCAGCTGTTCCGCCAGCTGGACCTCGTCGAAGCAGGAAAGTTCGGATGCGCGGTTGTCGAGGACCGACAATGCCCGGCCCATGTCGTCGGTCAGGTCGAGGATCACGCAGGAAACTTTTTCCTGCCAGTTCATGCGCCGCATGGCCGCATACATGCCGTTGCCGACGCGGATCAGGTGATTGCTTTTCTGAATGACGAAGTCGCGGTATTGTCCGAGTTCGCGCAAACTGTTTTCGATGATCTGCAGATTCTGTTCGGAATGGTCGCGCTGATTGTCCGGATCGGGGAAAATTTCATCGAGGGACAATTTAACGATTTTCATCGGCGGGAACTCCCAGTCGGTCGAGGATAAAGTCTTCCATGGATTCACAGATGATGCCGCTGATCCAGGCGTCGTATGCTTCGCGGGAAACCTCGAACGAAAATTTTCCCATGACGAATTTCACGGTCTGGCATTCGGCCGCGGCAGAGGATGGAATATATCCTGCGCCGGACATGTTCTCATTGATCCCGGCCAGCAGACCGGCTACTTCCTCCTCGGTGAAGCCGCAGAGTTCGCGCAGCGCCGGATCGAAGTCTTTGAGCATTTCGCCGAGCGAATTTTTGAAGACCGAGGTGTCGCCGGCGCGGTTGTCCAGGATCGACATCATCCTCGTCTGTTCTTCGGTCAGGTCGGCGATCCGGCATTCCGCTTCGGTCCATCCGAGTTCCTTCATCGCCTGATACATCCCGTTGCCGATCACAATCAGGCTGTCGGATTTCCGGACGATCATTTTCCGATACTGGCCGAACTGCTCCAAACTTTTCTTGATGGTTTCGATGTTCCGCCGGTTGTGGATCCGTGCGTTGTCCGGATCCGGATGCAGGCCTGCCAGCGGGAGGGTCTTGACTGTGTAGATCATAAATGCTCCGTCGTTGAGTTTTATAGGAGGTCGATGTGTCAACGGAAAAATCGGACTTGACTTTTTCCAGAAAGGCTGTAGATTCGTTTGAAAGGAGGTGATACCATGAAAATTTGCACCAACTGCAAAAAGACAGTTGCATACAGCGGGAAAAAACCTGTCGTATATGACGGGGAAAAGAAGCTTGAATTCAAACCGTTTTGCTGGCACTGCGAAACTGATCTGTCAAAAAATCCGCCTAATACTGTAAAACAGAAGTAAGAAGAATCCCGGTCAGATCATTGCGATCCGGCCGGGATTGGTTTTTTTACCGCGACTGCTGATATTCCTGCTCGACTTTTCGTCGGTAATACGCGGTCCGATGCTGCGCACAGATCTTTTCGCGGTGCGCCGCATAATAGTTGCGCTGATACTGCCGCAGTTCTTCGGCGTGCGCGGCCCGATAGGCACGGCCGTTCTCCCGGTAATGTTCCCGGTTGGCTTTCCGCGAGGCAAGGATCTCCTGGCGATGCCGCCGATAATAACTTCTGGCGGCGGCCGCATGCTGTTCCTTCCGGGTCCGCGATCCGCGCGGCCGGTATTTCTTTTTGTCCGACGTCACGAAACAGATCCCGCTGATGGAGACAAGGTCAGTCATCGGAACACCTCACAGCCAGCCGCCGACGGGCTGTTCATCGTTGATCTTCATCTGGCCGATCCGCCGGGCGAGTTCCATCAGACCGAATGCCAGTTCCGGATATTCGTTGCGCTGGTTGTCCGGTTCGCCTTCATATTCCTGCGGCGACTGATACAGCGCCGTGATGAAATTCAGCATCACGTAAACGGAATGGAATCCCTGTTCGTCCGGCGTGAATTGGAGTCGCGTCATCAGATTGCAGAGCCGGCTGTTCTCCTGGCAGATGATCTCCGCGATCTCCGCGGCGTCCTCGAACCATTTGCACAGTTTCCGGAAATTCCGGTCCCGCTGTTCCTGTTCCTTCTTCGTCATTTGTCACCTTCGCCCTTCTCTTCGAGTTTCAGCATGTTGTTTTCCTTTCGGTTTTGAGTTTGAGTTGCCGGTTTTGGTCTCCTTTCCAGCGGATTTCTTCGATGATCTCGAACGGCAGGACGATCACCAGCAGCAGGGCGCCGCCCAGGATCATCCCGAAGGCATACAGAAAGTTTTTCTTACTTGACCCCCCAATATTTCCCGGTCAACTTCGAAGATCCCCAGCATACCTTTCAACGGGATCGGATCAATGAAATTTGCATTATCGAATTTCCAATGGAACAGCCCAGGTTCCGCCCAGATCGACCGGCTGTTCTGAACGCAATCGACAAAATCGACATATCCGATGATTGCGCCGAATTCGTCATACGTGGACAAGCGGAGTTTTTGGCTGAATACGAAATGGGTCTTTATCATGGAAGCTAAAAGCGGTCTGTTGATATTCACGCAAAATGGAATTGCATTCCAATCGAAACTTTTTCCGGCGTGGATATACAGCCGCCCCCGGTAATTGGTTTTCCAAGTGCGATTTTCCACATCCTTGATTCTGGAACAAATCAGCCACGCCCACGGCTGCCGGACCGACAGAATTTTGATCCTACTCATTTCGCTTCATCTTCTTTCTCATTGAATTTTCCACATTTCATTCCGAAGTAACCTCGTATCCGGAAGCATTCCAGCGGTTTATTGTCCACAATATCCCAGAATCTCATGCAGAGAGGGTTGTCTTTGTTTCCTTTCTGGAAATACGTGCACTCGGTGCAGCTTTTCGGTTCTTCGTTCTTACTCATTTCGTCTCACCTCCGAACAGGTCCGGCGTCGGTTCCTGATCCTGTTGCTGTTTGCGGTCGAGATAGTTGTCGACCTTGCGTTCCAGCTCCTTGCTTTTCTGCAGATCGAGCTGGTCATGGTAACGGAAAAAGTTTTTCTGGGCGGTCCGCATTTCGAGGACCAGTTGTTCAAATTCAGTCATTTTATCACCTTTTCTTTTCAACCATTCGATCCAATATTCATAACTCTCCAACGGATATTGCCCTGCGTTTATCCAAAGCAGCGTGGCGAGTTCATCATCGGTCATTTTTCTGATCTTATCAGCGTTGGTCATGCTTTTCGGAGGGGAAACGGACCTGACGGACGAGACGGACTGTACGGACCTGACGGACGAGTTTGGCAGGTCATCGAACGGGGTGGCTTCTTCGGACAAGTCTGACTGGTCGGACTGGTCTGACATGCCGGACTGGATCAGCCAAAGTTTCAGGGCGACATTTGCCGGTTTAGCGTTACTATCCTCATAAACGCAGACGGGCAATATGACTTTAATTGTCCAGCGGCCGCGGCCATCGTAATATAAAGTTGAATCGGGCATTTCGGCGAGGATTTCCTGCAGCGTTGGCGCGGGGATTTCGGAATCCCAGTTTCTTACCCAAACACTCTGATCAGAAGTCCACACCAGCGCCGAATCCGCAAAAGCCCCTTTCGGGATCCGCTTGCACAACTCCAAATCCGGCACCAGATTTTCAAGTTTACTCATACTTCACCATCCACTTCCTTTTTGAGTTTTTCGGTCCGCTCCTGTATTCCATTCAGCAGCCGAAAAACTTCTGACAGCGCACAGGTTTTACATTGCCTTTCCCATTTACAATCCGCGCAAATCTGCAAAGCAGTCGAATTGATCAGATCGATCGTATTCAGGCTGTCGATCATGTTCTTCCACATCTCCGGCGCTTTCACAAGCAGCCGGGCGTTGGCTTCTTCCCGGCTGGTAAAACGGTTTTCGTGGATGCGGCAAACAATTTCATGATTGTTTTCATCCTCTTGAATTTTCGGACAAATCAATCTGCCTTTCCGTTGCCACGGCCGCGGCGAAAATTTCGGTTTGTTCTCACTCATTTTGTTTTTTTTCTCCTTTCGGTTATGCCGATAATGCGGACAGATACAGCGCCTCTGCCAGCGGCGGAGGAACGGCATTGCCGATCATCTTTTTGCATCTTCATCCTTCCCGACAAAAATGTAGTCAGGTGGGAAGCCGGTCGCGGCGGCCAGTTCTTTCGCCGTCAGCATCCGGTGTGTGATGTCAAGTTTGAACCGCTGACCGTCCGGGAGCGTCAGGATTTGTCCCTGAACTAATCCGAATTTGTCATGCGTCGGAATGACCGGGACCGGTTCTGTAACCGGGCGGGTGACGCCATTTCCGTAATACTCCGCCAGAAACGGCATCGCCACGCCCCAGTTGTTGCGGGTGGTGATCGTTCCCATCGGCTCGGAACCGCCGCGGCAGCGGGCAGCGTCAGCATGGTCTCCGGGATGGGACATATCCATGATGACCGGCGACACTACGCCGATCGCTCCGCTGGTCGCAATGGTCGGAACCGGATTGTCGCCGCACGGCTTGACCGAGCCTGCGCTTTGTTGCGGAATGAACAGCGGAGAAATCAATCCATACCGGTTCCCGCAGTCAATTACCGGAACAGGATCGTTGATCCCGTGATTGCGGTTCTCGCCGCCGTTGTATCTCGTCAGAAACGGCGTCACCACCGCATGGGTTCCATGAGAACACAAAATCGTGTTCAGCGGATCATTGACCGAACCGAAAACCCCGTCGTTTCTCGTGTGAGCCTGATCCATCCAGATCGGGGAAACCAATGCGATATGACTGCCGCCCGCGGTTATGGTCGGCAATGGCGAAGACAGCGGAACGGCGGTCGAATCCAGTTGGTCTTTTCCGGTTCCTCGCAGGACGATCAGGAACGGTTCGGCCCATGCTCCCCAATATTTCCGGATTCCGGCTTCGATCCTCCGTAAGGTATTTTCACAGAGCGGTTTTTTTCTGCCGAAGATGCTTTTGCCCGGAATCGACCAGTCGATGATCTCGGCGGCGCTCCGCCATGGCCGGTATGATGCGCTCAGCAGTCCGGGCTCTTCCACATGGGTCGGTTCCGGCCAGATGATTTTTTCGCCGCGGGAAGCATCGACCGCCTGAACGATCAGACGTCTGCGCTTGGTGGCGGCGCCGTAATCGGCCGCATTCAGCATCTGGTATTCAACCTTGTATCCGCAGGATTTCAGCATCCGGTACCAGGCATTGAACAGCTGTCCTTTCCGGCGCGGGTCCGGCTGTCCGGCTTTGTATAGTTTGCCTTTATGCCAGGTGTTCTTGCAGAGCAGCGGCCCCCATTCCAGCAGTTCTTCCACATTTTCAACATAAAGCCGCCGGCAGTGGGTGAAACGCAGGAACGGGATGATATATTCCGGCTGACTGCGCAGCTGTTCCTCCTTCGGAACTCCTCCGGCCGCCCGGCTGTGATGGGTGTAGGAGGGCGAAGCCCAGAGTATATCCAGCCGTTTGGAATCTTCAGCGAAAACCGACCACGGACTGATGTGGTCAATGTCCGCGACCGCCGCCGAATAATCCGGGACGCATTCCGGATGATTCGCCTGAATGGTCCGGATAGCAAGGTCCCAATGATTGAAACAGCGGCCTTCATATTGGATCCCGGCGGAATGCAGGGCATTGATCGCGCCGGTCACGCTTCCACCGCCGCCGCAGAAAAGGTCAATAAACCGAAAATTTTTCATAGGATCACCTCATTCGTTTTGTTTTCCGGAAGCATCAGACGGGTCCCCGATTCCAGCGAAAGACCTTTGAAGGCGTCGAAGTAACGTTCCGCGCCCTGCGCCATTTCCGGGATGAATTCGCGGGCGATGTCTTCCGCTTTGCTGATCCATCCGAGTTTCCGCGCCACCGCGACGTTCAGCGCCTTCATGAATTCCATGTTGAATTTGATATGGACGTTGCCGTTCCGATAGAACCGATATTCGCAAAGCATTTCCTGCTTGCCGTTGATGGAGGTGTTCATCCAGCCGCGCTGTCCGTATCCGCCGGGAATGGCACCGCCAGCCGGGGTGAAACCGAGGTTGTTCGCCACCGTGAAGATGTCCCGGAGTTTCTGACTGTAAACGTTCGACACCGGGCGTTCTTCCCAGCTCGATTCATATCCGGAAGTTCCGGGGAGCGCGTACTTGGTGACGACGATCCGGTAATCGAGCGTGTAGTGACTGAATTTCAGCTCGCCGGACCGCTGATACCGCCAGCGGTCTTCCTCGAAAGCGCGTTTATTGGAAACGTAGTTCCGGACGTTCTCTTTCGAGGACAGCGCCATAAAGAAGTCGATCATCTGCTGTTCGGTGTACCGGTTCGCGTTCTTGATCACCCAGATGATCAGGGCGTAGATGTTCGACGGCGTGAAGTCCACCGTTTTCAGCAATGCGAAGCGGTTCAACAAATCCGTGCGCGATTGCGAAGTGAGGCGGGAAGTGATTTCTTCGAGGCAGTTAAACGCTGCTTCCCAATAGAGATTTTTCAGTCCTTCAAAATTCTTTTTCAGGGCCGATTTGACCGCATCTTTATGCACCCCGATCGCTTTCAGCACTCCGGCATCCAGTCCGCAGATGGTCTTGAAGTGTTCGAAGAGCTGTTTCTGCTTCTCTTCGTAGCCACGGCACAGGATCTCGATCTTGTTCCTGCCGGTGAGCAGTTCCGCTTTGAGCGATTCTGCTTCGCTGCGGCGTTCCTGATACTCGAAGTCATACTTGCTGTCCGAGGTGTCCGGCATTTTGAAAACTTCATCGAAAAAGCTGTCGAATCCGGAATCCTTTGCGGTGTATTCCTTGCTGATCCAGAGGATGTCGACTTTCGCCCGTGCGGCGCGTTCCGCATCCAGGAAGTCCGCGCTGCCGATCACCTTGATCGCACGATCCTCATCCGGGACAAGCGTTTCATGGTCGAACGGGATCTTGACGGTTTCCAGTGCGTGCTTGATCCGTTCGCTCTCTTTCCAGCGTCTGGGAATAATGAGGTAGATTTCCTTGCAAACGCTTTCGGTGATGATCCGCGCCGCCCAGTTTTCGTATTCACGGTAGGGCGGATTGCAGAAAATGACGTCCACCGGTTTGTCGATCAGAGTCGCCTCGTTGAAATCCGTGCCGAGGACCACGATGTCCGGATCGAGCTGGTCCAGCAGGATGCGACTTTTCTCCATGACGTAGTAGTGGTGCATGTCGACCGTGTGGCGGCCGCCGTCCGGCTCTTTGGCGATCTCGGCGTTGAACTCCTGCACCCACTTCCGGAAATTGCAGGTGCCGCATCCGATGTCCAACACCGTGCCGAAGTCATCGATGCGGGGACTGCCATCTTCCCATTTATGCCAGCGGTGCTCCCAGATCATCCGGATCATCTCCCGAGTGGTCGGGTAGAACTCGAAGTCTTCGCCCGCCGCTTTCAGCTGCTCAACCAATGCTGTCGTGTTCATGATTTTCTCCTTCGATTCTGATTTTCTGATGCCGGACCGGATAGATTTTTCCAGTCTTATCCGATTTCACCCGCAGATAACAGGCATAATCGTCGAGCGTGACCACCGTGTGATCGATGGCACTGTTTTCGGATTTTCCCTGGCAGAGTTCGCCGGTCAAAACTTGTCCTTTCCAGGTGTATCTGACCCGCATGCCAGGACGGAATTTAAAATTCACTTCCAGCTCGAGCAGGGTAGTGATTCGCTTCGCGAGATCGCGGATAAATTCATGCAGAGAATCAACGGTGCAATTCATTTCCACTCTCTCCTCGTGGCCAGTTCGGACAGCGCCGACTGCGCAGTTTCAATCAGTTTTTCCCGGTTGATTTCTGGTCCGGCCTCGGCAATGTTTTTCAACACGTTTTTTGTGAATTCCAGTTTTTTACTGAATTCACGAATCGTCTCGTGTGCAAAGGTAAGGCTCACCGAGAGTTCGTAGTTCGAGCGTCTAATCATAGTACATTTCCTCCTTGGTTAAAATTCAGGTCATCGTTTTTCTCGTCGAGAAATTCGATCCGGGTCCGGCAATGCGCATAAGCGGCTCGCCGGCTGCCGTTGCGGTTGAGCGCCGCCCGGCGCGGAACGAAAGTCTGCCCGAAGAAATCCGCCGTCTTGATTTTCTGGACGTAGATTTTTTTCCGCTGATACAGCCACTTCTGGATCAGCGAAAATTTCACGTCGTCGTTGTGGATGCTGAACGCTCCCTTGACGTCGATCCAGATCAGGTCGGTCCGGCTGCGGAAATACGGACGCAGCAGCCAGGAACGCGGTCCGTGGAGCATCAGCGTGAAGTCCGGCGTGTAACTGCACGGATTCAGCAGGACGTGTTCGACCGTTTTGGTTTTTGTCTTCATCCGGATATGCTCGAGGTAAGTTACCTTCGGCGAGAGCTCGATCGTCTGCGGATGGTAACTCCAGGCTCCGATCATTCCCGATGCCGCGGCTTCTTCGATGAAAAAGTAGAAATCCATTTCATCGCGGCTGTCGAAGCGGAACCCGTCGGCGGCATAAATCGGTTTTTCTTTTTTCTGCATTGTTCTCTCCATGTTTTCCCGGTCTGCCGGGTCAGTCTTTGTATGCTCGCGGCGGTGCCGGCGGTTCCGGATCACGGTCTCCGGAATCGTATCGGTGCTCCTGCTCCGGGTCGATGTCCGTATAGGTCCCGCTGGATCGGTCCCAGCGCATCTCGCAGAACGTGTTCATCGTGGCCACATACTTGTTTTTGGATTTGAGGATGTGGACCTGCGTGATGTTTCCCGATCCGCTGGACTGGTCGCGGTAAAGGCTGATCCCGTAATCCGCCTTGTTCGCGAATTCCTGCGAGCCGGAAATGTCGTTGAGCGTGATGACCGGAAACTTGCCGGTCCGCTTGTCCTTCTCCGGCTTCCGCGGATGCGCCAGGACTGCGAACCAGACCTTGTGCGTCCGGGCAAACGCGAGACACTGCTGGAGCATCTTGCCGACGTGGACCGTGAAGTTCTCTCCGGGAGGAAGCGCACTTTCGACCCAGTTCCACGGGTCAATGATAACACCCGACACCTGATACCGGATAACGCAGACCTCGAACGCTTCAAGAATTTCGTTCAAGGTCATGGCGCCGCCGCTGTCGGGTGCAATCAGGTAGAAAATCTCATTGACTGCCGCGACTGCCCGGCGCATCTCGTCCGCAGACATCCGGTTCGCTCCGAAAAAACTCCGGACCGCGATTTTTTCGGCGAGGTTCTGGACCAGCGATTCGGGCGGCATCATCTCCGGGGAGAAGATCGCCCAGCGCCAGTCGAGATTTTTTGCCGCGTTCACCGCCAGCGCGTGGATGAATTCGGATTTGCCCGAACTCGGCAAGCCGGTGATGATGTTCAGAGTTCCTTTTTTCAGACTGAAAATCTGGTCGAGCATCTTCCAGCCGGTCGAAGCGCCTCGCATGATCCCGTTCCGGTAGAGGTTTTCCACCTCCGCGGTGTATTCCGCAAAACGGTGGATTCCCGGTACCGGATAGGGTTCCGCATTGTCGATGACCTTCATCACGCCTTCCGGTCCATACTTGACCAGCACGTCGTTGATGTCCTTGCAGTCGCTCGGATAGATCGTCTTCCGGCATTTCTGCGGTCCGAGCATCGCGACCAGTTCCTTTTCCAGCCGCAATCCGGGCTCATCCTTGTCCGTGACGAGGATGATGCTTTCCGCACCGTCGAGGATTTCCCGGCAGTTCGCAACGCATTCGAGCTTTTTCCCCGCGTCCGCATCCTTCGCGTTTGGCGCACCCTTGTCCACACTGACCGCCGCGGCATAGCCGCATTCGATCAGACTGAGCGCGTCGATCTCGCCCTCGGTGATGCAGATCGTTTTGGCTCCGGCCGCCGCGTCGATATTCCAGAGACACGGTTCCGGGTCTTTCTCCTGCGTCATGTTTTTCCGGGCGTCGCGGTATTTCACGTTCAGCAGTTCTCCGTTCCGGTAGTAAGGGAAAGCCATGCACAAGGTCGGCTGGCCCGTTCCCGCCAGATAATGGACCGTGGAATAAACCCGCGCCTTGACCAGCGTGGAAAGGCCGATGCCGCGCCCGGCGAAATACTGCACGATCGCATTGCTGAGATCGCCGCCCGCCGTCGCCGGATCGGGCCGCCGGTAGACTTTCCGTTCCGGCTGGAAATCGCCTTTCTCGTGCAGCGATCCGGTCCAGCCGCAGTTGTGACAGTTCCACGTTCCCTTGTCTCCGTTTACGGAAAGACAGGGTTCGTGTTTTTTCTTACGGAGATGACTGCACTGCGGACATAAAACTTTCCGGTCGCCGGAAAAATTTGTCGGCAGGTCGATCCCGAAGTCACGGAACGTTTTCACAGGACGCTCCTCCGGACTTTCGTGCCGTCCGCCAGCGTGACGTATGGATCAGCTGTACCCGGGGAAGTCTGCCCGGACTGATCTTCCTCGTCGTGCCAGCATTCCGGATCGTCCGCGTAATGTCCGGCCGCGAAAAAAGTCCTCATGCTCCAGATGTATCTGCGCTTCTTCGGACTCCACATCTTCACCGCGTCCGCATATTTGGTCACGGCCGCCAGCAGCATCGCCTCGATCTCGTCGTAGGTTTTCCCTTGCGCGTAAAGCGTTTCGATCGTCCCCAATGCCGCCTTCATTCCTTCCAGCATTCCGTATTTCTTCGGATACGCCGCATACAGCTTGTGCGCGATGCTTCCGGGGGAACTCCCCGTCGGATCGCTCCCCGGAGAAGGGGGACTATAGGGGGAAGAGGAAGATGAAGAAGAACTTTCAAAAGAAGAAAGTGATAAAGAAGAAATTTCTTTCGCCTCTTCTCCGAAAAGTTCGTATGGCGGCGCCGGATATTTATGGCGCTTGAATGACAACTTCTGATCGAAATTCCTGATGGAGGCGTAACGGTGTCCGTCGGCTCCGTCGTAGCTGGCGATCAATCCGGCCTGTTCGCATTCGGCGAACCAGCGGGCAATGTCGGCAGTTCGGATATTCCGGATCGGGAAAAGCGTCGTTTTCAGAAGATATTCATCCGCGGGCAGAATGCCGTAATCGTCGGCGGCCTGGATCATCCGGTAGAAGCAGACTTCCGCCTGAAGGGAAACTCCATTCACCTTCCGGCTGGTCAAACAACTCCTGAATAATCTTTCTGCCATGATTTTTCTCTCCATGTTGCGGGACGGCCTGCGCCGTCCCATTGGTTTTGGTTATGCTTCGTTTGCCGCGGCGTCTTCGTCTTCGGACATCGCATCCAGTGTCGAGATCACCAGATCGCGGAAATCGTCTCTGGCGGCATCGTCCGCAAGGATTTTCGTCGCTTCCTTCCGATGCGTCCCGTCTGCCAGCCATTGTTCGAAATCTTCAGTCGGCATTTGGCTGAAATACTGGTCCAGATCGGCCTCGGATAATTCCGGACTGCAAACCCGGTCGTAGAAAGTCTCTTTGGTGATTTCCTGATTCTCCGGCGCATCCAATCCCAAATCCGGCTGCATGGCCAGACCCGTATTGAATTTCACTTCCGTTTCAAAGTGATTGGTCTGCTGTTCGATCACGTCCAGTTTTGTCCGGATCGTCATGTTGCCCGCCGCATCCAGTTCGATCCGGAAAGCCGGTTTCACGGTCATGACCGTCTGCTGTGCCCCGTTTTCCTTCTGCGCGTTCCGCTGGCAGTTCGCCTGAAGGACTTCCAGAATTTTGACGCAGGCTCCGTTGGTGTCCATCAGTTCGACAAAGCTGTTCAGCATCTTGCTGTAGAATTCATTTTCCATGCTCATTTGATTATCCTTTCGTTTTTCGGTTCAGTTAAAAAGGCATTCCGTTTTCAATCGGGGGTTCCTGTCCGTCATCCGCGGCGGGCGGCTGAGCGTCGGCCGGAGTGTAACGGTGTTCATTTCCGGGAGCGGCCGGCGCCGGTGCAGGATTCTGCGGCGGAGGAGGAGCCGGCTGCTGATACTGCGGAGGAGGAGGCGGTGCCTGGTTGAATCCTCCGTTATCATAGCCCTGCTGGTATCCATGTTGCGGAGGAGGAGCCGGCTGCTGATACTGCGGAGGAGCCTGACGATACCCACCCTGATTCTGCGGCGGTCTCTGCTGGTATCCATGTTGCGGAGGAGGAGCCTGACGATACCCACCCTGATTCTGCGGCGGCGCATACCCGCCCTGATTCTGTCCCAACCTGATTACGCCGTAATGCGTGGCACCGCTCTGGCTCGGCTGCTGCCGTTCCCGGAGCGAGAAAGAAACCCATCCGTTCTGGTTCAGATTCGCTTGCAGTTTGGCGATGTCTTCGGCATTCAGACTGACCGAGACCATCAGACCATACTGCCCGTTCTGGAACTTTGCGCTCCCGACATACACGTTCTGGTTCTGGGGCGCATACCCGCCCTGATTCTGCGGCGCATAGCCGCCCTGCTGATACTGCTGTTGATACATGTTGTATCTATCCTTGGTTAGAATTCGCGTGTCTGCCGCACGGTGATACCCATCTCCGTGCCGATGTACGCAAGTATTTGGTCGATGTAGGTAATAAATTCCCGGATAGACAGTTCCGTGGTACTCCGGATTCGCGGCGGAACCGATCCCCGGTCAGTCAGGAACATTGCGCGGAATGTTTCATGCAGATCGTCCGAAGAATTGCCCGTCTGGTCGGCGATCTCGTTCAGGATTGCCCAATAAAAACGGTTCTGTTCCGTCGTCCGTCCGGTGTCGACTTCTTCAATCGTGATCCGGTAGTCGCCGCCGCTCCTGAATTCCAGCTGCGCGATCAGCGCGCCCGCAACTTTATGCAGGTCGTAGATGTTCCGGAATGTTTTCCGCGCCGAAATCTTCATTGCCGGTATCCCTGCTGGTTCTGCTGCGGAAAGTTCTGCTGCGGGAAATTCTGCTGATAACCGGTCCCCGGATTCCACTGCTGCGGTTGCTGCTGTTGTCCCTGTTCGCCGTAAAGACCCAGACCGTCCGCATCCGGATCGCGTTCCTCGATGGTGGTCACGTGGAAGAGCTTCATTTCCGCCCTTTTGACCATTTCCGTGAAAGCCTTTCCGAGCGATTTGCCCGCCGTGTCGTTGTCCGCTCCGGCGATCGGCTGCGACATTGCGAAACCTGTGTCGCAGTCTACCAGCGTCAATGTCCCTTCGATCAGCGTCCGCGTGACGATCCCGTTCCTACCCTGAACGTCCCGCTCCTGAACACGGGTGATTGCCGGGATGATGACCAGTCCGATCCGCGGAAGGACATCCCGCAGCCGAGCGTTTATCAGCTCATAACTGACGAACGCATACCGCTGTTTTTCGTTGACTCCGTCCTTGTAGAGCGTTCCGAGGTCGCTCTGCACGGTCAGGATTTTCTTGGCGAGCGCCGCGCGCATTGCGTTCTGGTCCTGCGCCGGTGACTGGGGTTGGGGTTGATGTTGCTGTTCCATGATCTCTCCTTGGTTTGGGGTTGGTTACCATCTCAAAGTTTCATTGATCGATTTGATCTTGAAAATTTTTCCGATGATGGTCAGGATCACGATCGGCACCGCGAACAGCGCCAGGCAGACCGAGACCATCAGCAGAAATTCCTGTAAATCCGTCAACAGCATTGGGATACCTCCTTTGGTGTTCTTTTTTTGCCATTGCCAGCAGACATGCATAGAAGGCTCTGAACCCTTCCTCCGTGTTCGCCCAATACATTTCTTGTTCCGCGTTCATTTACCGAAGAAACCTTCTTGCAAAATTCCGGATAATGATGTATATTCCCGATATGATTCCGGTTATCGTTCCCAGAATAAATCCGAATTTGAAAAGGACCCGTTTCGAATGGACACTAAGCTCGTTTCCGATGCCATTGACTTCGCTGTGAATCCGAACACCCGATCCGCTTTTGTCACCGGCCTCGGGCTGGGTGTCCTTTTCGGATTTGCTGTCTGCAAATTCCTTTACATGCTCGCCCGCCTGATCGTGTCCGAAATCCGAGCTTACTTCCTGCGGAAAAACCGTTTGCGGGAAGAAGAGCGTCAGCGCAAGGATGCCGCCGCAAAGCGCCGGCTTGAATCCTGTGCCCGGCGCAAGGAAGCCGAACGCCTTGCCGCGGAAAAAGTCCGCAAAGCCCGTGAAACCGAACAGCGCCAGTCCGAGTTTGCCGCCATGTGCGATCAATTCCTTAAAAGGAAAATCGAACTTGGCGTCAAGAATGAAGATTTTTGTACTGTAACTGACCGGAACGGGGTCCAGTACTGTCCCGGATGTTTTGAGAAGAAGCGGCTGGTTCAGGTTGTCCCGTTCCGCGGGAATGACTGTATCTGTCCCAAGTGCGGTAAAGAAGTTCCTGTTGCTGTTCATCGCTATCCTCCCCATTATCTCTGAATTATCTGTATGCCGCTATTTTGAGACAAAATTTTTTTGCTCTCCTGAACGATCAGGAACCGGATCATGTCGCTGTCGCTTTTGCGCTGATGGTGTTCCTTGATGAGCTCAAAGAGTTTCACTTCTTCCTCTGTCGCTTGCAGAGCCAACTGTCTTTTTTCTTCTGCCATAAAACCTCCTTGGTTTGGTGTTATAGAGGTAAAATAGCGGTATAAAGACAAATGTCAAGCATTTTTTTGAAAAAATTTGATTTTTTTTTAAGAAAATGTATTTTACATCAAAAAGGCAGGAGGTCGTCATGGATATTTATCAGGAGATTTTGGATCTGCTCAGGAAAGAATATTCCGAAGGAGCTACCTATCAGAAGATGGCTGGTGATAAGAAAGTATCCTATTCATATCTTCGAGGGCTGATGAATGGAATAAATCCCCCTGAAAAGGTGTCTCTTGAAATCCTTTTCAAACTCTTCCCCCATGCTCAGATCACGTTGAATGCCGGGGATCAGATCAACGGCAATGCCACGACCGGCCACGGTCCAGCGATCGTCGGTCACCATAACCATGTGACCGCCGCAGCGGAAGATTCAGCTGAAACCTTCCGCTCCAAAGCCATCGCCGCCATGATCGACCTTGACATCCCCGCCGACGCCCTCCGCGAAGTCCTGAAAACCCTGAAGGATTTGCAAGTGTGAAGACTTCTGAATTTTTTTATCCGGTCACCACTAAATAATCGCTGTTATTCAATGAGTTATGCGTAAAACAAGAAAGGACGGTCACCGCTGTTATGAATGAAATGGTTCAGCCAGAATTGCCATTTTCCATTAAGGAAATTGAACGGGATGGTATTGTCATGGGGGTTCTCAGCGATGGAACCCCGTATTTAACCGGTAGGGGTTTGGCAAGGATGTGCGGAGTGGAGCATTCCGTTATTTTTCGCTTGACCAATAACTGGCATGAGGAAAAATATAAGCCGAGAGGACAGCAGATACAAAAAATCTTGATGCGTCATGGTTATGATAAAGACATCCTGTTCACCAAGACAATAGGACCAAATGGTGAAACCAATGCATATACGGATTCAGTCTGTATGTCTTTCCTGGAATATTATGCTTTTGATGCCCAGCAAGTGAATAACGAGACAGCAAGAAATAATTACCGTTTGCTGGCCACTCAGTCTTTTCGCGCTTTTATTTATTCTCAAGTCGGTTACAATCCTGAAATTCGGTTGGCTGAATCTTGGAAAAATTTTGAAAGCCGTGTCTTACTGAATGCCAGCGTTCCGGTCGGGTATTTCAGCATATTTCGCGAAATGGCGGATTTCCTCGTGCAGCTGATACGTGGCGGGATTATCATAAATGAACACACGATTCCTGACATCAGTGTTGGTCAGGCGTGGAGTAAATACTGGACAGATAAAAATTATAACTCAATTTATGGGGAAAGAATAAAGCATCCTCATTTTTACCCGGAAAATTATCCGCAATCTGCCGCAGATATTAGGGCTTGGATATACCCGGATCGGGCACTCCCCATTTTCCGGAGGTGGCTTCAAGAAGAATATACCTCGCATAGATTTCAAAGTTACCTTGAAAACAAGGTAGCACAGGGGTGTATCGAAAGTGGTAATGTGCCTGTAATCATGAACGCTGTAACTGGGAAAAATGCTATCATGCCCGGAACATTGCCAGCCTCAAAGATGCTGAAACAAAAATAAAAGGGAGGGAGCAGGAATGAACATTTTTTGTCCGCATTGTGGTCAAGGATATGATGTCGCAGAGAAGCATCTGAATAAAACATTGCTCTGCGAGACCTGTCACAAGGAATTTGTGGTTAAATTCGATCCGTCGAAAAAACGGTGTCCGGCCTGCGGTGAGGAGATTCTTGCCGTGGCGAAAAAATGCCGTTTCTGCGGGGAGAATCTGGAACCTCGGGAAGAAGAACCGGATCACTGGCCTGTCTGGAAAATCTACATTGCAATGATCGCCATAGTTGTCTTGTGCGGTTTTCTGATCTATGGTTTTGGCGAGGCCGGATTATACATTATCAGCGTTCTGATTGGTATTTCCATCACAGCCTTCATCATCTCCAAAATCTGTGAAATCGCCCGGAACACGAAAAAATGAAATACGCCATTTATGCCCGTGTCAGCCCGCGCGGATCAGACTTTGAGGGCGAAACGTCCATCGCCATGCAGCTGGAAATCTGCCGGAAATGGGTTTCCGAACGGGGCGGGACCATTGTCCGCGAGGAATCGGACGAGTTCTTTTCCGGCAAAGACCTGAAACGTCCCGGTTTCGCCAGGATCATGGAAGAACTGGAATCCGGCCGCGCCGAATGGGACACCCTGCTGGTCTACAAACTTTCCCGGATGACCCGTTCCCTCCGCGATGGCGCCGACATCTTCGACAAGCTGTTCCGGCAGGGCCGGGGATTTGCTTCGGCGACTGAGAATCTGGATTTCAGTTCTCCGGCCGGACGCGCCATGCTCGGCATGATGCAGGTTTTCAATCAGTTCGAGCGGGAGCAGACCGCCGAAAACACCCGCAACAAGATGATGCAGATTGCCCGCCGCGGTGAATGGCCGGTCGGTAAACCTCCGTTCGGGTATAAACGCGGCGCCAAAGGCGATAATGTTCTGTATGTTGATGAGCAGAAAAGTCTGATCGTGAAAGACATATTTGAGATGTATGCCGGCAGCGAAGACCGGACTCAACGCATTCTGACCAAATACAAAGGAATCGTGACCAGCAGCAATCTTTTCCTGATTCTCCGGAATCGCGTTTACCTTGGTGAGATTTGCTACAATGGCAAAACGTTTCCCGGAAAGCACCAGCCGCTGATTACGCAGGAACTGTTCGACCGGGTCCAGGCGACCTTGCCCCAAAAGAAATATTCAACTCGTCCGAAAGCGCAGCAGTATCCATATCTTCTGTCCGGATTGTTGTTCTGTTCCTGTGGCCGACGGATGAACGCTCTGTCTGCGAAGAGCGGCGCATACCATTATTATGTCTGTTCGGAGTGCCGGAAACGGATCAGTGCGGAAAAAGCGGATGACGGCTTGCTAGATTACCTGAAGAAATTGAAAATTCCTCCTCACTTTCTGGAAAAGGCTCGGCCGCTGCTGGAAGCGGAGCAGAAAAAATCCCGAGATGCAAAAGCGCCGGATTTGGCGCGGGTGAAAAAGGAACTGCGGACCTGTGAAGCGGAACAGAAGAAAATTATCGACACCCTGCTGGAACTTGATCCATCGCCGGTGCTGATGAAACGTCTAGATGCAAAGGCGCAGGAATTGGAAATGCGAATCCAGGAGCTGACCAAAAAGATTTCCGAAATGGAATCCGAACTTGCTTTGGGGGTGGACTATTACACGATCGCGCTGGATATGCTGGCGAAAATGCAGACACTTCATGACCTGACAGACATTCAAAATGAAACGACGATACGTCAAGCGATACTGGCGAATATCGATCGTGCAGAGTTGGAGGGGGAGGAAATCAAGTTGTTTCCGAGTTCGACTAATTGTCAAGGATGGCTGCCCGACCTGGATTCGAACCAAGACAAACTGAACCAGAATCAGTTGTGCTACCGTTACACCATCGGGCAGAATGCTGTTTAATTTACCACTTTTCCGGAAAAATACAAGCCCGGATTTCAAAAAAAACGGGAAAAAATTGAGAAATCCCGACTTTCTGCTTGACTTCCTTGTATTTATGAATTAAATTATCAGAACTGAGACGGTGTATTCCGGTATGTGCCGGAATGCAGGGTGTTTTCTTAATGCAAAAAACTAAACCAAAAGAAAAAAA